GGGACACGTAATAGCATTTTGCACAAAATTTTTCCCCCAATCGCATATATTTTTGTGCAATCTGCTAGTGCCCGCATATAACAGTACCCACACCCCTGCCGGGTAGGGGAGTGGGTATGATCTAGTAATGATTATGAAATATAAACGCTATTACACAAACAACGAACACATTGTAAACGTTGGAATCTGAAGGGCGATCTGTGTTACTCCTGTTAAATTGACATATGCACCCGTGTCGGGCAGTGTAACGTTTTGAATGGAGAGGTCCGTACCTTTAACCATCATTTGGCAGTTGATCTTGTGGAATCCTCCATCACCCACGACATACCCTGTCGTCATAGTTTGGCAAGCCATAGCGATATCATACGGGCGACCGTATTTTGTCGAAAGCGTACCAATACTATACTTTGTGTCACCCTTAATTGTTTGTGATGCACAAGTAACGGTTAGTCGCTGGTCGTCTGCTTTTGCCAGTGTCCAGGTATTTGCATAAATGCACTCAGAAAATCCACCCCATGAATATTTTGTGGCAATGCCAGCGGGTGCAAGCTCAATGCTGTTGTATGCAAATTGCGCGGCATAGGTGCCCGTTTTAATAGCGCTTACAATAGCGCCCGCAAGTAACTGATACCCTGCATCATTGGGGTGAATGTTGTCGGACGAAAACAGTGTATAATTGTGCATGATCTGCTCACATCCCGGCAGGTATGCACAGTTACTCTCACCACATGCGGCATATGCGGGCAGTACGTTATTGGCAATGTTGGCTCTGGCTTGCCTGTCCGGGCTCCATGCAATCATACCAATATGCACAATGGCATTAGGAAAATTTGTTTTGCAGAGCCCTGCAAAAGACGCAATGTCTGCCGTGATTGTGTTGCCGCTGTAGTTGTTATCATTGTACCCACCGAAAACATAAATATCGGTGATTTCAGCCGGGGCCGGGATTGTGGGTAATACGGACGTTACAAGATCGGCAAATTTGTAGCCAACTCTGGAAAAACCATACCCTCCTTGACATGCTTTATAATAATCGCCCGTTGCAAGGCCCAGAATTTGCGGCACTTTTTGGGACCACCCCATACCAGGACTTACACCGGCCCCCTCTCCCATTGAATAGCTGTCACCGACAAATAGGTACTTTTTCGGGCGGGCGATGCTATGCAGGCCGTCAATCTCGTTTTGGAGCTTTTTGTCCGCCTGCTCGCGGGCGTTCTGCTCTGCTGTGATAGCCTGCTTGCGGGCGTTCTGCTCTGCCGTAATAGCCTGCTCGCGGGCGTTCTGCTCTGCTGTGATGGCCTGCTGCAGCTGTGTATCTGCATGCTCACGGGCGGTAATTTCGTCAGCAATCTGCTGCCGGGCGGTGGTGTCCTTAACATGGTAGGGGACCGCGTCAATGTTCATTTTGTCGAAATCTGCCATTGTTGACCTCCTTACTTAGAAGAAGCTGTGGCGTGTGTTGCGGTCGTAATTGTAATGGTTTCCGTCGAGGGGGTATATTCTACAGTCACGCGGGAAAGCTTTTCAACCTCCTTAACTTTTTTCAGTGCCTCATTTGCCGTGGTTGCGGCATTAGAGGCTGCTGTGTTGGCGCTCTGTGCGTTGCTGCGGGCAGTGGGGTCTTTAACGGTAATATCCTGGCCGCCCAGATTAAAAGTAGTTACATCAGGCATAATAGTTACCTCCCTGTAATGGTGATGGTTTGGTCCTCGGGGCTGTACACATGTACATCCCCGCCGTATATGGTGCTTGCCGCACTGGGCGGGAATCCTAGGTTAATACTTGTATCGCTGGCCCGGTACCACGCAGTGGGCATATTGAACAGTCGGGAAATAAGGTCAACCACAGATACTTCGATGCAGTTTGTGCCAATAACCACAAGCGACGTCTGCGGGATGGGTTGGGGGTTTGTGCAAAGGACATCACCGACAAAAAACACGCTATTAGCAGGTAATTGTTCAGTAGCGGCCTGCCCGTTTTCCTGTTGCGGCACTGCCGTGATAGCATTTTTAAGCGGGTTAATAAAATTTTGTAACGTGAATACGGGGGTCCAGTAGTCAGTATTTGTGATCTGCACCCCCTGGGGGACGGGCTGAACGGAAAGATATGCAGTGCCGTCCTGCGGGTCCAGAACCAGGGTGTTTTGCGCGTACTGGCTGGTGATGTCCCACTTAATGGGATCCGCATACTTAATTGTATTGAGGTTAACAAAATTTGCAAGTTTCCGATTGAATTCATTAAGCGCCTCAATAATCCAATCTAGGTTCATATCGTGGAAATTGGTATAGGGTGCTTTGTGAATCGGATAAATGTCATTCATTCGCTGTCATCTCCTTAATATACCAGCAGGCAAAAGTTTGCCTGAATATCTGCAACGATCTTATTCACCGCGTTTTTGGCGGCCAGGGTCAGCTCCTTGGCAATCAGGTCTTGCGGGTCTTTGCCCGCCCGGCCCTTTTCGGTCACGGTGTCTTTGTACCTATCCTGCGCTTTGGTGGTCCCGTCATTGGTAGTTGTCTGGTCGTCGGTGGTTGTGTCGGTGCCGGTGCTGGTGATCTTGTTACCGGTGCCCAGGGTGGTGGTACTCTTTTCGGCGGGCACAAAGGTCCCGCTGTCAAAACCCGTCACATCCCTGGTAGTGTTGTCGCTGCCATTATTCTGGCCGATGGTGGTAAGGTCAGGGGTGCGGGTGGTTTTGCCTGCCACCACGTTTTTGCTGCTGTTGGTGCCGCTGTTGGTCCCCTTGTGCTCCACGGTCCTGGTGCGATCATCGGAGGCCAACACGTCATAGTCAAGGCCCAGGGCTTTTGCATACCGGGTCCAGCTGGGCAGCATGGTTTCCGAAAACACGCCCAAGGCCCTTTGCATGGTGGGGCCATCGGTATAAAGTACCTCCAGCTCCAACGTATCAAATAGCAGCTGGTTACATACCGTCTCTTTTGATACGCTGTCAGGGACTTTAAGGTCATCGAATAGTGGGGGGTATCCTGCTAGTAACCCGTTAAAGCTTAGTGTTGCGTGCATTGTTGGTCACCTCCTGCATGCCGGTGTCGGGTGGGAATCTCCAATCAACCCACAGCTGCGATCTGTCAATCCCAAAAAGCTTGTGGACCCGCTCGCAGCTGCGCTGCAAGCTGTCCAGCCACAGCGACGCTTTTGCAGCCGTCTCCACGTTGTTGGAATTGACCTCATCGGTCAGCATGCGCTCTTTTTTGCTTGTGTTGGTGTTGGGGATACCGACTTCGGTATCAAAAAGCGCCTTGATGGTTTTAAGGGCCGTCAACAGCTCGTTGGTGATGAAATTGCCTTTGAGGTCCGCTGAAAAGTACATCCACGGGGATTGACCGGAGGCCCCGGTCTTAGACGCTTTAAGCAAAGAGGAATCGACAAAAACAGCTGGGTCCCCCTGCATGATCTGATCAAACATTTTCTTAAAAGATTCCGCGCCCGCCTTGTTGCCTGCCGCGAACACATATGCCAAACGGCTGTTGATTAAATTGCTCTGGATGGTCTGGGCGGCAAGGGCCATTAGGTCCCCATAATATGCCACAATATCCACCATGCCCCTGTAATCAGGCTGCAGGTTGATGATCTCGCACTGCCTGCCAATCTGCAGATACGGGGAACCCTTGATAAAGGGATTTGCCACGATGGAGTGTGTGGGATTGTAAAAGATATTGATGCCGGTCAGTCCCATGCGATCATATACCAGGCCGTACCGGTCGGTATCAAATACTGTTACACCGCCGGACCCGAATACCAGGTATTGCAAGCGGTTACTGGGCCAGGTTTCGGGCAGTGTCCACCGGACCATAGACACGGCTTCCAAAAACAGGTATTTTCGGAAATAGTATGACAGGTTGTTGCCCTTGGTGTGCATGACAGACGGTGTTACCGGTGATACATGGGCATTGATCTGATCATAGCTATAGGGTGCACTCACAGCAGCTTGCCCCCCTTTGCCATCTTAAACAGCAGCCACACCGGCAGCTTGCCGGTGGGCCACGGGCCCGGCCCAGGACCCGGCCCCGGGGGATTGCTTGCATCCCATTCCACTTCCCAGGTCCCGACCTGGTTCGGGATTCCCAGAATCGCGGAGGGGTCCGTTCTGTTGGCGGTGCCATAGCCGCCTACCCAATATTCCCAGTGCGTGTGGATTCCGCTTGCGTTGCCGGTCTGGCCTTGCTGCCCAATAAATTGGCCGCGCGTGATCGTCTCGCCAACGCTGTGAATCTGCTTGGCAAAATGAGCTGCAAGCCAATAGCTGTTGTCGCTCATCTTGATCACGATATAATTGCCCCAGGAATCGTTGCCAGTTGTGCCGCCCTGCCACTTATGGGCTGTTACGACCGTACCGGCCATTGGTGCATATGCCTTGTGATCTTTATGCACTGTGTCAATGCCACCATGGGGGCTGCCGTCAGAGTATGCGGGATATGCTGCAGATACTCTAATGGGTGACACTCCTGTGATACATTGCTTATATACTGCCATTATAAACACCTCCTACTCAAGGAAAAATCCATTGCGCAAAAAGCTTTTGACGCTGTCGATCTCGGCAGCCGTCGCCGGTAAAGCAAGATCCGGGTCGTCGACCATGATAAAGCCCGGAATCGTGGACAGCTGCACACGCTGGCACAGTGGCCGACCATGGTCCTCGTTGTTGTCGTCCACGATCTCATAAAATGCACCGGTCAAATATGGGGTGATACCGTATTTTGCGACGCTGGCCCCTCCGCCTTTGGACTGGCTGGTGACGGTGGTTTGCTGGGCACCGGAGGCTATGCCGTTGGCAATGTCGCCGTTTCCGAAAAAGGACGCAATGCCGCCAGCCACAGCACCCACCGCCGTTTGAATCAGGCCGCCAACGCTGGCCAGCTCATTGACGTTAGTCGCGATCTGCGCCAGCTGCACCGGCACTGCCACGTTGCTGGACGTGGAAAAGACGATGGTACTAAAATCTTGCTTAAATGACACATCCAGGACCGCATCGCCGGTGCGGTAGTCAACCGTCAAACGGCAGTGTAATGTGCTTTGCCGCACAAACAAGTTAGCATTTAACTTGATCTCGCCAAAGGGCGGGCAGTACAGCGTGTACTCGGAATATGGTGCCCCGTCTGTGTACGCGCCTCTTGTGTTGAGCTGCGGGTGGTGTGGGGTCGCAATACTAAATGTAAATACCTGTTTGTCGTTGCTGTTTTGTATAACATAAGCGTTCCCGACGTTCTGCAGTTTCCACCAACCGACGGGGATGTCGGTAATGGGGGTGCCGATACCGGCGTTGCCGCACGGAATCCAAAACGCTTTGGAGATATACTGGATGGGATTAAACAGCGCTTTAGTAAGGTTGCTGCTGATCTCCTCCGAACTAATATTAAGATAGTCGGTATTCTGCAGGAGGGCGGCCATGAGCTTTTGAAATGAGGTACCGCTCATTGCCAGATAAATGGCCCCGCCAAAAGACACATATCCAGGGGCGTTGACCACCACAACAAAAAAACCAATATTGCCCTCAGGGTCATCGGAAAACGGTGTGGTACTTGCCTTTACGGTCTTGAGGGTCAGGGGTGCTTTGGTCGGGTACAAACTATCTGTAATATTGCCGTCATACTTGGCGGACGATCTCACAACGTACTCTGTAGCGCTGCTGATCTCGTCCCGGTAACTTGCAAGGGTGTCGACGGTCAAGGATGCAATCCAGCGCGCGTCCGAATATGTCCAGTTTTTAATCCAGTAGTACCGGCCAAAAATGGGGATATTGCAATAATTGTACCCGGTGGGGTTGCTCTCTGTAGCAATCTTAATTTCAGGGTCGATGATGGTACACGGGGATTTTAGGTTGATCTCAAACGTTCGCCCGCCGGTGGGCAGCTTGGTACTGTTTGAGCGCTTGGTGATCTGGTAAAATACTGCTTGCATGTTGCATACACCTCCTTATAAAATAACCGGCGGGAGCAAATGCCCCGCCGGTGCCGGTCAGGACTTAGAGGGGTCTGCGTCCTTGTGCATGGTGGTTTTGAGGGTGGAGGCTTTGGCCGCGCGGCCCGTGCTGGGCGCGGTCACGTCGCCCGCCGTCATCAAAAACAGGACGGCGTTTTCGGTAAAATCGTCGTACCAGCTCCAGCCGTAATGATACCAGAAATTGGTATACAGGCCGCGCGCGTTCATCGGCGTGGGGACGACGCGGGACAGCTTCGGAGTGTAGCCGATTGCGTCCCAGTCAAGCAGACAGCCAAACACGTTGGTCAGCTGCACGGCTGCATTTTTGGTTGCCACGCCGGCGGTACTGGTAACAACAGGGGTTGCGGCGATCGTTTCGCGGTCGTCGATGTCCTGCCAAAACGTGACCTGTTCCGCGTCACGGTACCGGAGCATGTCATCGTGGAATACCTCCGGAATAACGCGGGCATCAATCTGGCTCTGAGTGCCGCTGTACAGATACAGGTGCTGGCGATCATACGGGGTATGCCGCATAATGTTGTAAGTCTTGCTGCCGATCGTCCAGTTCTGGTGCCAGTTGATCGTGCGTTCTTTCATCAAGCGGGAAATGTCGTTGATACGCCCGTATGCAAACTTAGCAAATCCGGGGAAATTGGCCTCTTTGTACACGTCGGCAACCGTGAGCTTGGTGCCCTGCTGGGCGTTGTACTCATCCAGCAGGTAAATAACGCTTTTGGGGCTGGTGACAGTCATGCCGGTCAGGTGGTTGGCCATCAGGTTGTTGGCCAGGTTGCGCCGGTCGGCCTCGATCTGGTTGGACAGATGGAGGACAAACGAGGACCAAAACTGTGCCAGCTCTTCGGGCCCCTTAAATGCCGCCTGCATTTGAGTGTCAGCCTGGGTGTACACGCGGCTATAGTTGGTCTGACCATAATAGTTGGTCTGCAGGACCTGGGGCTTGTGTACCTCGTACATGTCGACGCTATCGCCATCTTCCAGGGCCCAGGCTTTATCCGTCACGGGGTCAGAATCGCAAAAATTGATCTTGCGAACGTGGTTGGTCCAGTCGTCGCCGGTAACCTGCAGGCGCTTCATCGGCGCGTCATAGGGCCGGACCGCAAAAATAGTGCGGCCCAGCACCTGGCTGATTGCCTTGGTGTAGTTGTCGGGGCCGGTCAGCAAAGTGGCCTGCGCGACAGATACAAAACTTGAGGTGTCCACGATGGGAGACGTGGGCTCCTGGCCAGTTGCCATCTTGTTGATCTCGGTCAAAATTGCGGCAATGTCCGCAAAACTCATACCAAGCGGCATCTTATTTCACCTCCTGCCCAAAAGTGGGGTCAATAATCCGGGCCGTCACCGTGCTTGCATCGGCTGCGGGCTGCTGCTGGATACCAAGGCCCAGCGCGTTGGCCTGCATGGTCTGGGTCATGGTCTGCATTGCCTGGGTGGTGGACTGCTGACCCTGCAAAATCTGCTGCAGCAGAGCTTCAAGGCCATCATACTGGCCGACGGGCTGCGGGGCGGGCTGCGGTGCGATCTGCTTGGCGGGCGGAGCCGCCAACGGCGGGACCTGCTGCGGGATAGCAGGATTCTGCACAGCTGCGGGGGCCGTCTGCGTGGGCTTGTCCATGGCCTCAATCTCGGCTTTGGTGTACCCGGCCATGGCAAGGGCCGCTTTTTCACTGATTTTCAACTTTTTTCGCCTCCATAATAACGTACATGTCATGTGCCAGGCACTTAACTACCTGGTCTTTGTCGCCTTTGGTGACAGGACCCACGGCGCAACACTGCCGCGTGCGGGCATCGTTGGCCCAGTCACTGTAGTAGCCGATACCCAAACGAGTGCACAAGTCAGCCAGCAAGTATGCACGTTCGTTCGTAATCGACTGGGCAAAAATAATATAGCATCCCATGGCGATCACCCTTTTTTAATGTCGTCCAAGGCCACACGCATTTCAGTAATAGCTGCCGTGTTTTCTTTGACGACCGTGTTGCACTGATACCACATCAGCAAAAATGCCGCGATCGGAAAACCCACGTTAGAAATAGCCTGTAAAACAGTGTTAGCATCCATTTTGTGCACCTCCGTAAAAATATGAATAGAATAAAATCCCCGGTTCTTGCGCTGGCTGACGCCTGCCCGCCCCTTCTGGGGGCTGCCTTTGGGCACCGGGGATTATCTTTATTATATTCGATTGTTGGATAAAGTCAAGTGGCGCTGCAGTATTCCCGAAAAAATATTTCATCCGAATACCGCTCAAACTCAATTTGCCGCTGCAGATATGCGGGCCAGATATACCCATAAGCGGCCCGGAATCGTTTCCGCTCATAGTCGCCGGAGCCGTACATTGGCATTTCGCCGGAGCGGTGCCGACATACATAATATATGGGCTTGCTTTTATGCTCATAGATACAGCACCGACCGATCTGCACAAGTGGGTAATATTCGCGCAAGGGACGGGATACCACCAGGCTTTTTTCCTCGGCGCTGTACTGGTTTTCAATGGCCGACCGGTAAAAGTCGGTCCCGCTCATGGACCGGTACAGGGCCGTATTTGCTTTTTCTTTGGCGATGGGGCTGTCCACCAAGTCAATCAGCAATATGCCCTTGTCTTTTAACAGCTTCACGCGCTCTTTTTTGCCGATCATCCGTTCCACGGTGTCGGTAATATCCCATTGCATATAGTAGGGGTTTGCCATGCCCACGGCATTCGACATGCACAACAGCGTGATGGGTTTTTGTCCTTGCAATTCTCGGTTACGGTTGACCGTTTCGTATATATTCGCAAGGCCCACGCCCTCACCGCGCCGGTAATAGTCGGATTCTTCTTTTTGGTATTCATCCAGGATTATAATGTCAGTATTGGGGCTCGAAAAGCCACGGGTGCGGGCCATGGTGACAACATTGCCCAGCACACCCGACATCTGCGCCGGTCGAATAGGGACCCCGGTGTCAGTATAGGCCCCGGCGTTGCCCACCTCGTACATGCCAGCAATTTTGGACATTTTGAAAGGTGCATAATGTGTTTGCAGGTCATTATTTAAGGGGGACCACGGCCACATGAGCGGCGACGAACATATCAACTCTGCCTGCTGTGGCGTGCGACGCAAGTACAAAAACTCTTCCTCTTTTTCGTGCACGTGCTTGAGGGCTCCATACGTTTTGCCGGTGCCGCGCCCGCCCCAGATAAAAATGATGGGGGCACCGGTGGATAGAATGCCGTCATCCTCTGAAAAGTTGGGCCAGCCCTCGTCTGTATAAAGCTTAATCATCAAACTACCTCCATGATCTTGTACCCCAGTATCCTGGCGTACTCGTCGGTAATGCCCAGAGTGTATGTATTATCACAAATACATAGGTTGCGGGTTATGTGGACCTTGTGGCCGTCAACTACAAAATCTGGGACCTTTGGCCGATCATTATAAATGACCTGGTTGCCAGCAGCCAGGCAAAACGTAAAGCCTGGCTTAAAGGCATCAAACCCACCCCAGAGGGCCAGTTCAAGGCCGCCTTTGCGCTTGCTAACTCCAGCTATTGTGGTTGTAATCCTGCCGCCTTTGGTGTAGGTGGTCGCGTATTTTTTCGCACCCCATGTCATAAACTCGGCGTAACTGCGTTCCTGCTCGTACACGCCCATATAGTGCACATGCCCTTTGGGGTCTGTAGCACAGGCACCATTATCTTTTGCAAGCTGTTTCACGGCCTTGTTAAATTCCGTCAAGTCAATGTCACCCATGTACTTGACGCTGTCAGTATCACAGTACACGCCATTTTTGCCTGCGGCCCATTGTGCGATCTTGAGGCGCTTGCGCGTGTGGGCCGTGGTCCAAACTCCCCATTGATACGGCAAAAACAGGTGTGGGCAGTGATCGTTATAGCTGCCCTCCGGGTCGTCGGTGCACTCACTCCACAGGTTGTCGGGGTCGTCCTCGTCAAAAAGCGTATCCAGCTGCAGGGGGTCTTGTGCTGTCATGCCGTAATAACTATTAAGGTCGCCTTTGGATTTGACATAGTACAACTCTTGACCGGCCACGCCTTTTAAAGATGTCTTGCCGGTGTAGCTCTCTTTGACGCAATCTGTCAAGGGCTTTGGCAGCTTGCCATAGTCGGACGTGTACAAGTCCAGCACATTAAGAGCATCCCAGTCGTACTCCTTGGCGATAATCCTAAAATCAATATCGGTGATAGTAATTTCAAAATGATCGGCAGACAGCAAGCGGCCGTTGTCGTTTACATACCCCTCGCAGTGTCGCACCTTTGCAAGGGGAATGTAGGGGAATCCCCACCACTTAAACCGCTGACGTAATCCTTTGATCTGCAAGCGCATCAAGCATGCCTTGCTGTGCCGCATACATTGCATGAGACGCTGCACCGTGGCCGGTTCCTGCCGAAATGGTGTCATGGGGAAATAGCACTCGCATTGCACTGCAGGATAAGCGCTTGACATATCGACAGACCCAACGTTTTCCAGATGGAGACCGACATAATAACGATTGGCATGTGTGTCACCGCCCCGGAATGCCTCGCGCAACATCTGGTACAGTTCCCAGGACGGCAGCAGGCGCTTAACTCGGTTAATGCCCCATTTGTACATCGCCTGCCGCGCCATGCGTCGGACGTATCCGGTTCGCGTCAACGGCAAAGTGTACAGATCATCTCCATCGCGCTCCATCTCAATCAGCAGGCACTCCACAATGCACCGCACGTCATTGATACAATACGCCAATTCTGTGGATGACAGCGGGGTCCAGGGATACCGGACTTTGGAGTAGTCAAGGGCCCCTGTTAATTTTGCATGAGGCGCTCCCAGCTGTTTGCCCCATGCGTCAAGGGACAGATTGCTGTGTCGCATACTGCACCGGTATTCTATGGCGCGGTTGTCACATTTCAAAACTCGCCGGGGTTTGCTGGCAAACACTTCACCGGGGCCAAAAGTCATGACCCCGGAAAGGTACTGAAACTCATGAGCAAGGTTATGCACATACATGCAGAGATACCAGGTACCTTGTGGCCCACTATTGGCCCGCAAGTAGTCGCTGATCGTGTCGGTAAAATGTAGCCATTCGTCCCACGTCCTGCCGATGATCGTAACATCCAAACCAAGCTGACACTGCCAGATATACATGATAGTATGGGGGTTACCGTCAACGTCAGTACAAACTCGGCTGGTTTCAATGTCAAACGCACACGGCATATTAACGTACAGCCGCTTTTTGTTCGTTTTGCGCTTTTTGCCCTTGGTGTGCTTGCAATCCAAGTGCTCCATGAGCCACGGCACGGGGTTGTAATTACAAGCCTCCACCAAAACCTCCGCGCAAGTCGGCGGAGCTGCTGCCGTCGCTATAGTCCCAGTCTTTGCCATAACTGACCTCACCTTGCTGCCATTTGACAAAATCGTCAATGCTGACATTATAACCGCCTTTTTCGCGCCAGTACATGACGGGCTGATCTGACGGATAATAGTACACACCGGAGGCCTTGACGATCTCCCACCATTCGGACAGGGCCGTGTACTGATCTTCGGGGACCTCCGACACGTCAATGCCGCCGACTTTCATTTTTTCGGTAAATTCCTCACGGGCACCGCCCACCGTGGACCCTTTGGAGCGGACAAACCGCGCAACATCGGCAAGGGCTTGTTCAAGCGCTTTGCGATCTCCGCGCATTGCTTTGATGGTAGGGAAGCCTCCGGCAAATTCTTTATAAATGTCGCTCGTGCTGCTGATGGGGTCCTTTGACAGTCGCTTGATACGTTTCTGGGCAATGTCACGCAATCGCGTGTATTCCTTGCGCATCTCGCGGTCAGGCCATGATTCTAGGGCATACGGGGTATATAGTTCCGCGTCATATTTAAGTGTTGCGCTTGCTTTGGCTGCACCTACGGCCATGCTTCTCACGTTCCTTTCTTTCCAATATCATCAGATACCAGTCTAGGGGATCTGTTTCAATGCCAAGATACCGAAACAGGGACCGGGCCCAGTCGGAACAAAAAAACTTCACGTCCTTTTCGATCACTCCGCTGTATACAATGGCCATTGCAAGGGCCTCTATAGGGTCTTCACTTTCCAGCAGTACGGACCTGTTAATGCTTTTCATGATGATCTCCTAACAAAAAGGCCACAGCACTTAGTGCTGTGGCCACCGGTCAAATTAAACCAGGTACAGGGACAGGACCTGACCCTTCTTGGTGCTGATCAGCACGGGCTTGATCTTCACAGGTTCGGCCCAGGTGTCCGGGGTGCCCAGCAGCGTAAACATGCGTTTGAGCGACTGGTAAACACCGACGGACACACACGCGTACGACTGGCCGTCCTCCGTGATGAGGACAATACGCGGGGCGATCACCTTGTCCTCCGGTGCATCCTCCTTGCTGACCTCCACGCATTCCACAGACACATGCACCAAGGACAGTACCTCGTTGACGTGCTCTTTCAGCTTGTTGACGGGGTTGCTTGTCGCGTTATAAAACGCAACTGCTGCAGAGCGGTCAGTAAGATTCATGTCGGTGTACCCAAGACCGGTATTCATCACATCAGCCACCGTCATAGCGGTACCAGTGTTTTCGGATTTGGTCATTGCTTCAGACATAATACAAAACTCCTTTCATTTGGCCCTGTCATCATCAGTACCGGGCGGGCGGTCCCGGTAGACGGCCCGGAGGGCCGTTTCGACTAATGCTGAAAAATTTGTGCATATTTTCTGTACATCTTTTCGGCCCCATCTCGTACAAGGGTAGCACCCCGACGCATTAAACATACCTCTGCACTGTTGCCTTTAAGCAATTCAACTTGTTCAGCGCAATGACTAAGAGCTTGCCGGTACCCAGACAGCCACGAGCGATCATTAGCAACTCTAATAGCGTTCTCGGAATCCTCATACTCGCAGCACGTCACATGACCATCCGGGTGGATTTCAACGATAAACTTGCGCATTTCCATCTGTCACATCTCCTTAAAGCTCCATTCGGCATTCAAAGCCTCTTCAAAATCGGGGTTGCTGCCGTTACATGCTTCGGTGGCATAGTCGTCAATGTAGTGGACATCTTCCACCAAGTAGGCACCATCAGCATCACGGTCAAGGGACCCGGCATTCAGGTACTCTTCGACGAAATCCATGCCGGTGTTATTGTCATACATATGGACCTCTGCAGTATGGCCCAGTGCGTCTTTAATAATCATGGTAATTATCTCCTTTCATCCGGTGTGGCCTCTTTCTTGGTACAATTATAGTGTACCACATTCTATAGTACATATGTTGCTATAAACACTACAAAACCGTACAAAAATTGCTGTGTTCATACCCACTCCCCTACCCGGCAGGGGTGTGGGTACTGTTATATGCGGGCACTAGCAGATTGCACAAAAATATATGCGATTGGGGGAAAAATTTTGTGCAAAATGCTATTACGTGTCCC